TAAAAAATATGGTGTTTGTAATAGTTTATTCACGGCTCAAATGCCTGTAGCGTCTTCGGCTAAGATTACAGGTTCATTTGAAATGACTGAACCGGCTCACTCTGCCTTATTTAATAGACGAGTTGTGGGTGGGGAGATTTTAATTGTAAACAAGTATTTAATTACTGATTTTGAAAAAATTGGTATTTGGAATGAAGATTTGAAAAATGAAATTATTCTAAATGAAGGTTCAATTCAAAATATTAATTTCAACAATTATCTTGACCCTGAAGATAGAAATTATACTAAAAAAGTTAAAAGAGCTGAACATTTAATTAACAAGTATAAAACTATTTGGGAGATATCTCAAAGAGAGTTAATTGATATGGCAGCAGATAGAGCTCCATTTATTGACCAATCTCAATCAATGAATATCTATATGTCGAATCCAACATTATCAAAAATAACTTCATCTCATTTCCATTCGTGGTCAAAAGGATTGAAAACTCTTTGCTATTATGTTAGAACCAAGGCAATATCAACAGGGGCAAAACATTTAGCAGTCGATGTTTCAAAAATTCAAAAACCAAAAACAAATGTGGAAACACCTAAAGTTGAAATAATTAACACATCAACTAAACCTGAAGATAGTCAATTTGAATGTTTTGGTTGTTCATCTTAAAATAAAAATCCCAACAATTCGTTGGGATTTTCTTTTTTAATCTATTTATAAGAAAAAAATAGAAGTATATATTTATAACTATGGCAAATGGTGTAACATATGGTATTAATTTCCCGTTTAGAGATTCCTTAAGAGGAGATTACCTCCAATTAACGGAACTACAATCAGAAGAAATTAAAGCTGATTTAATTCATTTATTATTGACTCGAAAAGGTTCAAGATATTTTTTACCTGAATTTGGGACAAGATTATATGAGTTTTTATTTGAACCTTTTGACACATTAACATTTAACGCCATTGAGTCTGATATAAGAGATGCGATTGAAAATTTCATGCCTAACTTATTGGTTAATAATTTAACCATAACACCGGCGGACCCACAAGAGGAAGCGGATATTGCGACAGGACAAAATTTTGTGGGAACTAGTGAATCGTCAATATATAGATTTCCTGGTAAAGGAACTTCTGAATACACGGCAAAAATAAGAATTGATTACTCGACTAACGGATCGACATTTGGTCAGAGTGATTTTGTAATTATCAATATTTAATTAATATGGCAAATAATAGAATATCATATAGTAGTAGAGACTACCAATCAATAAGAGCTGATTTATTAAATTATACTCGAACTTATTATCCTGATTTAATCCAAGATTTTAATGATGCTTCGGTATTTTCTGTGTTTCTTGATTTAAACGCTGCGGTTGCCGACAATCTACATTATAACATTGACAGGAGTGTTCAGGAGACAGTTTTACAATACGCACAACAAAGATCCTCAATTTATAACATTGCAAGAACTTATGGTTTAAAATTACCGGGGCAGAGACCTTCAGTTGCTTTAGTGGATTACTCAATTACAGTTCCGGCTTTTGGTGATAAAGAAGATGAAAGATATCTTGGAACATTATCTAGAGGTTCCCAAGTTGTTGGTGCGGGTATTGTATTTGAAAATATTTATGACATTGATTTTGCATCACCATATAATGCTCAAGGTTTTCCAAATAGATTAAAAATACCTAATTTTAATGCTAATAACATATTGATAAATTATACAATTACAAAAAGAGAAATAGTTGTTAATGGTATTACAAAGGTATTTAAAAGAGTTATTGGTGCAAATGATGTTAGACCATTCTTTGAACTATTTTTACCTGAAAAAAATGTATTAGGCATAACTAGTGTTTTATTAAAAAATGGGACAAATTATACGAATATTCCAACAACGGCAGAATTTTTAGGTTTGGATAATAGATTGTATGAAGTCGATGCTTTGGCTGAAGATAGAGTATTTGTTGAAGACCCGACAAAAGTATCTGACCAACCGGGTATTAAAGTAGGTAAATATATTCAAACTCAAAATAGATTCATTACAGAGTATACACCTGAAGGGTTTAAAAAAATGACATTTGGTGGTGGAACAAATACCGCTCAAGACCAATTAAATCAATTTACAACTTTAGGGACAACATTAGAATTACAAAAATATTCAAACAACTTTTCATTAGGTTCAACTTTAACTCCTAATTCTACTTTGTTTATTCAATACAGAGTTGGTGGAGGGTTAGCAACAAATTTAGGAACAAATGTTATTAATCAAATTGGAACGGTTTCTTTCTTTGTTAACGGACCATCAGAAACGACAAACTCATCAGTGGTTAATTCATTAAGATGTGTTAATGTGACCGCTGCGGTTGGAGGTGCGGGGATTCCATCATTAGAAGAAATTAGAAATTATGTTTCATTTAACTTCGCAGCTCAAAAACGAGCGGTAACAGTTCAAGATTATGAATCGTTAATTAGAAATATGCCGGCTCAATTCGGAGCACCTGCTAAAGTTGCGATTACTGAAAACGATAATAAAATATTAATCCAAATATTATCTTATGATACTTCAGGAAAATTAACCAATATTGTTTCTAATACTTTAAAACAAAACATTGCGAATTATCTATCAAATTACAGGATGATGAATGATTATATTTCAATATTGACTGCTGAAGTAATTGATTTAAGTATGGATATTTCTATCGTTTTAGATTCTGCTCAAAATTCAGGACAAGTTATTGCTAGCGTTATTGATAAAGTATCAGCATACTTTAATCCTCAAACAAGACAATTAGGTGAAAATGTATATCTTTCTGAGGTTAGAAGTATAATACAAAACACAAATGGTGTTTTAACGGTTGCAAATATTGATGTTTTTAATGAAGTTGGTGGACAATATTCTTCAGCTGAAACTTCAATGGAGTATTCAAATGAAGAAACAAAATTAATTGGTCCGGTTGACGATACCTTATTTGCACAACCTTCACAAGTATACCAAGTCAGATATCCGAATAAAGATATTAGAATTTCGGTTAAAAATTTCCAATCAATTACTTTCTCATAATAAGTTCACTTTATTTTAGAATAGAGTATTATTTTATATGTGGATTTTTTTTAAAAATTCCATATAAAGTATTTATTAAATAAAGTAGTTTGATGGGTCAATCATATAGGATAAGAACAGAGTTAGGTATTAATAAAACTATTAATGTTCAATTAGACCAACAATTTGAATTTTTAGAGGTATTATCACTAACATTACAACAAGAGGATATATACACAAAAAGTTGTGCTCAATATGGTGTGATTGTTGGTAGAGTAACTGCGAATAATGGATTTGGTATCCCAAATGCTAGAGTTTCGGTTTTTATTCCGATACTCCCTGTTGATGAATCAAACCCTATAATCTCAAGTATATATCCATATAAATCACCTAATGATAAAAATGATGACGGATATCGATACAATTTACTTCCGTATGAACAATCGTACTCAACTCATGCGGCCACAGGGACATTACCATCAAGATTAGACGCACTAACAGGATCAACTGCCGTTGAAATATATGACAAATATTATAAGTATAGTGTAAAGACTAATGAAAGTGGTGACTATATGATTATGGGAGTTCCTCAAGGCAATCATAGTTTAGTTATGGATGTTGATTTATCCGATATTGGGGAATTTTCATTAACTCCACAAGATTTAATAAGAATGGGCCTTACGACCGAAGCCCAAGTTGGGGGAAATCGTTTTAATACATCCACAGATTTAAATTCTTTACCACAAATCATTAATTTAAATAAAAGTGTTGAAGTATCACCTCTTTGGGGAGACCCTGAATTATGTGATATTGCAATAAATCGACTTGATTTTGATTTAAGGGATGATGCCAATGTTGACATACAACCAACATCAGTATTTATGGGGTCAATTTACTCGACTTCTGATAATTACAGAGTTAGACCAAACGCAAAACCTGTTGATGATATGGGTAATCTTTGCTCATTAGTTGCAGGTCCAGGACAAATTTTGGCAATTAGACAAACTATCTATCAAGATTCTGATGGTAATCCTGTCTTAGAATTACACCAATTGGAACAATCAGGTAATATTATTGATGGTAATGGGGTATGGTTGACCGAACTACCAATGAATTTGGATTATTTTGTAACTAATGAGTTTGGTGAAAAAATAATATCAAACGACCCAACCATAGGAATTCCAACAAAGGCCAAATATAGATTTAAAATTAAATGGCAACAATCTCCAAATTTAAGTGAACAAGTTAGAAGACCATATTATTTAGTACCAAATGTCAAGGAATATGGTTGGGGTATCAGTTCAATTAATGATACTACTAAACAAGAAAGTTCTTATTATTTTGGGTTAGCTTGGAGTGGATATACTAACGGATTTAATACGGCAATACCGACACCACCATTACAACCAATTTCAGAATATACTAATAGATTAAATGAAATTATTAATTGTGAAGATACTTTTTATGAATTTCAATATAACAAAGTTTACACAGTTGCCGGACTAATTGATCAATTTAAAAATGGTGGAAGAGGAAATTTCATAGGTATTAAAGAAATTGATAGTCCTGATTGCGAGAATACAATTAACAAGTTTCCGGTAAACGATGGATTTAGAAATTTTGACTTAATATATTTTGTTTTTGCGATAATTCTTCAAATTATACAAATAATAGGAGTACCGTTACTAACAATATTCCATTTCTTAGCGTTTCTTTGGAATAATTTTACAGTACCATTTTTATTATTTATAATTGGGCAGTTAATTAAAGCCTCGGTCCAACAAGCATTTTTAGTTATTGCGGCAATTGCTGGTTCCGCTGCGTTTGGAGCAACTGCGGCCATGATTATTCCACATACGTTACTGTCTTTATTATATGGTGTGGGAGCGCTTTTCTTAGCTATTAATTTTAGGAATATTATAAAATATAGGTTTGGTAGAATTAAATTACCAATGATGACATATCCTGACTGCCAATCATGTGAATGTGACCCGGAGGTCACCGCTCCGGGAGGAGGTGAGGAAGATTCGGCACCACCACAAGGTTTATTAACACAATTATCTAATGCAGGGTTATATGTCGAGGGACTAGAGACTCAATTTTTCGATCCTAATTTTGACAATGAAGATAATGCTCAATTAAGTGCGATTACAATATCTCAAGCATTATCAGGAAGATTAAACACTAAAAATCCAACAATATATAAATCAACTTTTTCACAAGCATTTACTTTCCCTAGTCCAATTCAAAACACTTCTGGTGACGAGGGAATTGATGGGACTAAATTAATTGCTGCAGGTATTACCTTACCTCCGGGAGAAAGAATTAACAAGTATAATACAAGAAAAAAATATTTTGATGATGTTAATAAAATAAGTGCCAGATTTAATTATCCCCAAAATGGAGGTGATTTGAAAAGTGTGCCAGGAGGGACAAAACATTATGATAATACTTTAACCGTTTTGTCGTCACAAATTCTTGAACCTGGTACATTATTAACTTTTATCGACCCTTTTAAAACCAAAGACGTAAACTTTTTATGGACAGGGACAACCGCAATTGGAAGTAATATATTAAATGGTGTTAATGGTATTATCAAGAATACCGGGTTTACCGCAAATGTGACTTATGCGACAGGACAAACAAGTTCATCCATTGTCCCATATATTATCCCATCGGGTAATTCAACTTGTTTTTTATCAATAACATTTGATGTGGTGTCCACGGGAACTACGACTTATTTTAGTTGTGTAAACAATAAAATAACAGTAACTGCAACAACAACTGGAACTAAAACAATAACCAATGAGAATGGTATAGATGTCACAACATTAGGTGGAACTGCTGAGATAAGTGGAATTACTTATGGACAGGCTTGTCAAAGATATATTTATCCTTCAGACCTTGAATATTATCAAGTATTAACTGCAATTACGATAACAACTACGGTTGTTAATGGTAAAACAATTTATTCATTACCGGGACAAGTCCTTGATAATTCAGGAAACCCCGACCCAACCAAAGGGTTTTGGAACGATTTAATTGCGGATAATAAAGGGTTTTTATTAGCAAACGTACCGGGAGATGAGGGATTTGAAAAATTCGGGTATGTAGGTGGAACTGATCATAAGGATATTGGAACGTTTACAGATGATGTTTACGAAAGAGTGATTCCTCCCGACAATCCGAGTTTTAGTTTCCCCACCTCAATATTAGATGGATTTAACGAACAAGTGGTTTTAATACTACAAAGAGGTGTTGACCCTTATTCTCGGAAATTACAAAATAGTTACGGAATTGGGAGAATATTAGGACATCCAAGTGAAGAGGCGGTTGTAATTACAGGGATGACAAGAATGAATATCCCAATCCAACCATTACCTTCTAATTCTAAAACCTCAGTTCAAAATCATAAAAATGTTGGTGAAATATTTTCAGGTTCTTACTTTTATACGCCGGGTATTCCAGATAATATAATACCTAATGCTTCAACAACTCCAGGTCTTGCGTTTTCGTCATATACTACAAGTAATGTTGGATACTATGGAGCTTTAGATAGTCGATATTTGAGGCCACCATCTCAACTAAAAATAACCTCAATTTTAAATCAAGTATTTTATGGAAATGGAATTTTTACAAATAGTTTTATACAAGACAGTTTTTTTTGTAATACATCAAATGGGAAGCGTTGTCCTACTGTAACAACAAATACTCCTTATGGTGTTAATTCAATTTCTGTTGGAGGTCCCACAGCAATGAGTGGTGTTGCAAGTTCTCAAATCCTAAATTTATTTGCGGGTCAGAGTACTAAATCGTCTTGGGTACCTGACATTAATTATGCAGGAAAACCGCCCCCAACACCCCCATTAAACCCAAGTACTCGATATTCACCAACTGAAGACTTATCAGGTGCTGCATATATGTTCAGAGGACCTTTAAGGGCCTTTATGGCAGATTATGAAGTGGATTCGGATAATTATCTTGGGTATAAAATAGGTGATGGACAACCTTTTAACTTATATTTTAGTCCGTTACTATTACCTGAATTTACCGGAGGAACTACAGGAACTAACTCAGGACTCACAATTAGTGCTCCGACGCAAATGGTGATGAGAACCGACCGTTTACCATCTTCTGATGGATTCGATACTCAGAGAAGAGCGACAGATTTTGCGTTTTTAAATGGTAGTGTCGGTCTTTTACAACAAAATTTATCATTTGCTGTATATTCAAAAGATGTGGGATTAAGTTTTAAAGGGCCTAGTTTTTCAACAGGTGCAGAACAAGTTACTGCGGACATTCAAAATCAAGTATTATCTGCAACAGTTTTTGAAACCATGAATACTTGTGAAAAAATGGTTGGATTGACATATTATAGCGGGAATGGGGTTAATTTTGGGGTAAAAAAAGATGCGTTAACCACAGATAATGTTGAAAATGGGTGTTATGTAATGTTAGTTGATCCTTTATTTGATTTAACAAAGGATCTTGAAACATTTGGAGAATGGGGTTATAGATTTAGATTTTATTATGGGTTATGTAGAGGAGTTTTGGCTCAATCATTTGTAAATAATTGGGTTAACGGTTCGTTATATATGTTCCCAATCCAAGTTGACACCTTTTTTGATAATAATAACAACCCGGAATCTCAATTCGCAAATCAAATTGTATATTTCGATAATAAAACAAATACTTTCTACTATAGAAGTTCACCATATAATTTATCCACAACCACAAACAACTCAAGATTTATCGGATCACCAACTCGAGAATTAAATAATTCTTTAAATGATAGAAATTTATTGTTCCCAACAACAATAGTTAACTTAGGATATAAAGATGATTTTTATGGTGAAATAATATTTGACCCTGCGGCTAAAGGTTATATTATGAGAAGTTTGAACTCCACCTCTTATTCCGACACTTCAGATTTGGTTAATCTGTTTGTGATTAGTAGGATTACGAATAGCGGTTTTTTGAATAACATATTGTCCGGTTTAAATAATGCCCTTAATATCTTATTCACAAGAAAAGGTTTTAGAATTGATGGTGATTTAGCTCAAACTATGTCAATTAATTCTGAGTATGGTGTCATACCATTTTCACCTGAATACTATAGTCCTGAGAGCGGTTCTGTTCTTGTTTTAGATGGTCCTACGATGGGAGTTTTCTTTTCATCGACAACTTTTGATTTACAGAATAAAGATTTTCTGAGTCCGGGAATTATTAACTTCAGGTCTCCATTTAGTACCAATGTGAATGAATTTCAATATGGTATAAAATCACAAGTTGTTCCGTTCTATCAATGGGGATTAGTACAACAAGGTGAGAACGAACCAACAATTTTTGGTAGTGAACGGAATAATTGGAAAACAAACCGAGGTGATACCAACGAAGGGATTTTTAGTAGAAATTACCAATCTTTAAATAGAAGAGATCCTGATATCTCTGGTTCCCCAAGTTATTTTATGGGTTCAAGCGTGCAAAGTGCTAGTGTTAGTGATATATATAAACGAGGGTATATTTTTGGTGTCGATAAAAGTGGTAAGTACGCTTATAATAAAAGCACGGGGGTGGATACATGGCCTGAGGAATTTTTAGTTGGAGCTCCCAACCATTTTTATTTTGGAACAATTCAGGGAGAATCGGCTTTAGATAAATTTAAAACAAAATATTCTGTAGATGAATAAATACACTATAATACCAAGTAGTTTACAATATAAGTCAGCACCTTTAGTTGACCAAGAAATATCATTAAATTTAGAGGAGCAAAGTCAACAAATCACGGAATACGATAGAAGTCAAAGTATTAGTTTAGCTCAGTTATATGATGATGAAAGACAAATTTGTACAATTTTTAGACCAACATTTAAATTAAATTATTTGTATGCTAACACTTATACTGGAACTACAGAATATATCCCGTTTAGAAATACTTTATATTATGTCCAACCTGAGGATTCTTCATTCAATAATATTTGGATTGGATATCCTCAATATTATGAATTTGATTTTTATAGACCTGATGTATCTGACCAACATATAAGATATCAAGCTAAAAGCGCTTACACATATAATTGGACATATTATTTAAGTTATGCACATCAAAATAATGATAAAAAGGAATTATATTATGAATTAACTTTAGGTAAAAAAGATTTTGCTGATAGTTGGTTTGCCTTAGAAGGTATTCCATTTATAGTTAGTAAGACGAGCCAAAATGGTAATAGTTTAATATCGTTTCAGTGTATTGCGGCTCACGGATTAACCGTTGGAGAATATGTTGAATTATCACTTAGTTACAATAATAATAACTTATTCCAAGTCTATTCGTTAGGTAATGGGTTAGTTGATAGTAAAGAATATATTTTTAATATATATAATGTTGGTTTTACCGGAACTACATTTGCAAATCAAAAAAAGGGTATTTTTAAAAGGGTAATTAATCCCAATAATATATTAGAAACAAAATCAAAATATTATGTTAAAGAACATAAAATATTAACAAATGTTGATGATTGTATTATGGTAAAAAATGCTTTTGAAAAAAATGTGTTTAATGAAGAAAAGAAATTTGAATATAGTTCAATAACACCTAATAAAATTTCAAGAGTTTCTCAAAAAACAAGTAGTAATAGTTACAACATAACATTTAAAAACGACTTTGATTTAAACGGAATCTTGGATAATCAAAAAAGACCTGTTACTGAATTATTTTTAACGATAATTAATAAAGGTTATACTGGATATTTTAACCAACCTTCATCAACTACTAATATTGGGTTGAAACAAGGATGGGGATTTAATGTAACTAATACAAGTAATTTTTGGTGGGATAATAATAATGTTAATTCAAACACAAACATACCAACATCAAATTATACACTAACTAGTGGTGTAACAAAAACATTTTATTATAATCAAAATTTAATTTCTGGTGATACGATTGACGGAGATTTTTGTGAGTGGAATGACTACGAACAAAAAGAAAGGGTGATATCTCCATACTTTCATAAACTTAAATATAATCAAGCAGTATTTGCCACTACAGATACTCCTAGTACTAATGTTCCGGGATTTTATTACCAACCTCATACACCAATGACAATACGAGTATTTTCCGATTATATTGAGACTGGTGATGTTGATGTGATTGAAGGTGTACCAAGTTATGCATATTATTCGAATTCAGACCAAGAATTTAGATGGAGAGATTTATACACTTATGGATTTATTGACAATTTGGGTAGAGGGGTTGATTATCCTTTTTTAAATTTTGCTCAATACCCATTTAAAGAAGTTCAATTTAGATTAATACCTGAAGGAATAAACTACAACTCTAACTTAACTGGAGTTGAATTTCCAATAAAACCTTTAATAGATGAGTGTGAATAAAATACAAATAATGAAAGAGGGGTTTACCGATAAAGAATTGGTGATACCTATCGAATTGACTTGGGATTACTTGGGTCTTGACCAAAGTATTGAGGAATATGAGAGTGAAATTGTAAAAAAAGTAACAGGCGCCTTCGGAGATTTTGAGGTAACTCGATTTGCTCATGCTCCAATATTAATTAATGACCCAAGATCGACCGTACCCCTTGAATTCACCGACATTCAATATGAATTTTATTTTCATTCAGGTAACACTCTCACTAATCCATTGAGTTGGACTATTGATTACAGGTCAGAAGGATTTACACCCCAAGAAATTTATTATTATACAAATAATTTTTCAAATTCATTTTTCAAATTAGATTTATATGATAATGTGGATGAGAAACGACAAACAAATTATATTACAATAATAATACCAACACAACAAGGTTTAACTGAGGATATTATTATGCAAAGAACTCCGGTTAAAATTAAAAAACCCAAATTTGTTTTGGATTACGTTGGAGATAAAGAAGGTTTTTTTATTTATTGGTTAAAGAAAAGAAACTTTTTAGATATTACAACTTTTTATATGTCGGCAAAATTTTATAATGCTAAAAATGGTTTTTTTACAAAAATGATTAATATGCCTCAGTCGTCTATTCCTGGTAATAAGTTTGTATTTGATAATACAGACTATTTCTACTATAGAGTTCAGATGGATTATGATAAACAAACATATCAAGTATTTAGTATGAACCCTAGACAACAAGAGTATGATAGTTTAAATAAAAGAGCCGGGGCGACTATCCCCATAAAATGGTATGAATACGTTAATCCATAATAATGGAAGATTATTATAAAATAATAATATCTCCTGAGAACATTCGCGGAGATATCTTTAGTGTAAACCTTAGTGGTCAAACTGTAGGACCTGGTTATACAGGGCAGACTGTTGGGGTTTATTCTGGTATGACACAAGTTCTTAGTGCCGGACCTAATGGGTCATCATTATTAACGGGATTGACCATACCAATTCTAATACGACAAACCGCCATTGATGTAGGATATTATAGCCCATTTGATGGGGCGGTATTACAAAAAGATGTGGTATCCAATTTCATTTTTTCATCCTCAACCTCAGACCCTTATCGAGTTTACATTTATAATACATCTGCAGATTTTCAAAAATTTTTGGACTTATCTTCATACCAAATTGATTGGGGAGACGGTAGTCCAAAACAACCAATAACAACATATACACCTAATTCAATTAATCATCTTTATTTTGGTGATAAACAATACCAAATAACTTTGGAACAAATAAATCCTTGGGGGGTAACTTTAGTGACAAAAACAATAACAACCCCTTTCACTAATATTGTTCCAAACAACCCTAATGGTGAATCTTTTTTCATACCTGCCGGTGGTAATTGGGTGGGAACACCAGTCAGTTACGATTATATATTTTCGGGAGATGCGGTTAACGAGGTTGCTCCTCAAACATCAAACAATTATGTTACGATTCCATACACCGTTTCAGGGTTTACAAAATCTAGTTTAACTGAATTGTCATTGTATGGGCCAGTTAAATATCAAATTGCTACCCCAGTTATTAGGAATGGTCAAATATGGGGAATTGTAACTGACATTAATTCGTTATATACCGCATATACTATTAACAATGTAAACTACTATGATTATAATGATGGGACCACAATATTTTTCGAACAATCTTCAGGTTTTACTGAAAACAATTTGACTGCGGTTCCAATCACTAAAGATGAAGTTTTGCTTAAAGTGATTGACCAAGCTCGTGTTCAAACAAATATTTTCGTAGAGCGGGGAAAAAATTCGGCTTTTGAGAGGATTCAAAGAATGGGAGAGGTCGATAACTTAGGCGATTTAATTTCATATGGGTACGGCTTTTACAATGTTGTAAAAAAGAATTAAAATTAAAAAAAAGAACTAAACTATTTATAAAATAAAAAGTAAAAATGGCAATTGGAAGCTATGGAACTATAAGACCTTCAGACGTAAGTCCTGAAGACGTTCAAATCATATTAAATTACACTCCATCGAGAGATGTAACGGATAATTTTATCCTTACGGAACTTGATGCGCCGACATTATTAAAACCTTATTTTAATAATACTCAAACCGGAGGAAATGCTAATGTTGAAATTTTGGGTGGGTTATATAATTTAACATTACCTGCAGAACAATTTAATGAAATTGGAATTTACACACTTTATTTAAGACCCGCACAAATCAGAACGGTTATTACAGATTGTGGTGTTTTAAATGCTCTACCCAATGTCAAAGGGATAATCATCGATATTTCAAATGTCCCCCCTCAATATCAAAACAAATTTGTTCCTCAAGGTTTGGTTGGATTTAGAATAGAATATCTAAATCCTGATGGTTCAAAAATACCAAATTTCTTTAGAGTGGTTACGTCATCTTTCTTTTGTGAGCCAGTGGTTACAAATGAAATTAATACCACTCAAAAATCAATAAGATATCGTTATGTAGAAGGGACTTCAAATTTAATATTTTTAACATTATCTCCTTCATCATCACCAACAAACAAACCAAATGCAACACCATTTATTGGTCAACCAAATCAAAATATAATCATAAGTAATACATATTTTAATCCTGTTACTTTGGAAATTGAAATGGTTGAATACGATATATCATCTCTTGCGATTGCTCTTTATGGTAATCAAACAAAATCAATTGATGACGGAATTTACACAATCTACGATTCTGAAAATAATATCTTCAGACAATACAATCTTTATGAGATTAGAGACCAATTTAATGCTCTTCTTTATGAGGTTAGACAAAGTAGAGGTAATAATATTGACTTTAGTAAAAACTTCACAACAATTACAAGTTAATGGCGGTAGAAACTAAGAACACTAAATTCTTTTATCCCCCGAGACCTGGCAACGGTGCGGGGACTTTCTCGGACAACATTGTAGGTTTACAAACTGTCGAGGGTGGAGGACTTACACAAGGTAATTTTGAATTTACAACAGGAGTTGTTGAGAAAGTTAACAGAACTTTTAATGTTGGGGCATTTTCGGAACCAATGTCGTTAGACATGATGGGAATCGAAAGTTTGGAACAAAGTAGAGCAATTCTTGCAACACAATTTAGAGTTTATCCGAATTACGACATATCACAGGTTCTTAATTTTTCAATGTACGGGTCTTTATCTAAAAGATTTAGTGTTTCAATTACAAAGATAGTAAATTTTTTTCCAGCTGCGTTAGATATCCAATATAGTAATGATGATTTCGTTACGGGTAATACTGCATATGACATTGTATATGATTCCCAAAATGACGAAACATATTTTAAGGTTAATGTTGATAGAATTAACAACCCTTTTGATATTGATTATTCGGTTAATGCGGTTAATAACTTATCTCTAAGAGAAATTGAAGTATCGAAATATAGAAATTTATATAATACATATTTAGATTATTGTGTTAGTATTAATGATAATATTTACCAAGTTGTAGCGTTTGTTCCAAGTGATACATTATCTACAGGGTATTTACAATTTTACACATCGGGATCTCCATTTGGGACTACCGCAACGACAATAGAAGAAGATTTTCAAATTAGACCTAATGATTTTATTGTTGACAAAACGTTTTTAGAAGACTTTGATGAAGTTGAAAAATTCTTAGTTAATAGGTTAATAAGACCTGAATATACTGCGGTTTTTCAAGTGCCACAACAAAATGAATATGGTCAGTTTTATACTGAATATCAACAAGTTACTTGGCCAAAAAAAGGGGATTGGAATTTAGATATATCATCATTTTTATTTGACACATATTTGGAACAAATTCAAGAAATTGCTGTAAATCTTGACTCATTTAAAACCAATTTAATATCAAGATTTTTGGTTACAGATTCACTAAAAGAATTTGATACATTAGGTCAAAAAGTTGAAAAGATATTCCAAATTTATGGTAGAAGTTTTGACCAAATAAAACAATTTATTGATGGTTTGGCTTACATGAATTCGGTCAATTATAATCCATCAAATGATATTCCCTCGGAACTATTGGTTAATTTATCAAGAACCTTAGGTTGGTCATCAAATTTTTCGCCAATAACAAATGAAGATTTTTTAAGTTCGGTTTTTGGAAATACTTCAACTCCAACATATCCCGGATATGCTAGAGCTCTCACTCCAACTGAATTAAATTATGCTTATTATAGGAATTTAATTCTTAATTCGTCTTATTTATTTAAATCTAAAGGTACGAGAAGGTCGATTGAATTTTTATTAAGATTGGTTGGGGCTCCTGATTCATTGATTGAATATAATGAATATATTTATTTGGCCGACCAAAAAATTAATTTAGAACAATTCGAAACTCAATGGGCTCAGATATCCGGAGGAACATATGCCAATTCAATACCAACATATTTACCGGGAGAAACATTTAAAATAAAGGGTAATTTATATACCGCATTTACTTCAACCGCAACATATCAAAATGTAAATGTAAGATTAATTGATTATCCTATAGATTTTGAGGGATATCCTAAAGCGCCGGTTAACACAGAATCATATTTCTTCCAAATTGGTGCTGGGTGGTATGAAACAACACCTCAACATAGAAGTCCTGATGAAGTTCAATTAACGGGAAATGTTTTTACCGGTCAAAATTATAATATTCAAACTCAGTTAACTCCATTCACTTATGGTCAAACATATTTAAATAGATTTAGGAGTTTTCCATATATGAATGAAGGGTTTAAACTTAGAAAAGTTGTTGATAATAATAAATCATGGTTATCTGATGATGATAAAATTAGAATATCAACACAAGGAGAATACAATGCTTATTATTTTGTTGATAACGAGAAATTAGTTTTAAATGTTAAGAATGTTGATATTTTTTTAAATCCGGCTCAAGGTTTAGTATATGATGTTTGGAATCAATCAGTACAATATGATTATCCAATACCTGAAACAGGATTAACGGTTAATTATCCGGTCCCTGGAGGAGTTGATTCAACATATGTAAATCCTGAACCGAAGAAAAAAACATTCTTCGAGTTTTCTCAAACATTTTGGGAGAATATGATTAATACGAGAAATCGTCAATATATTACTGATGGTAAGACTGGTGGGTACCCAACACTTCAATCTATATTTTGGAAATATATTGAATCAGAACAAACTGTTGGAATCCCAAATAATCAATATACTTACCAAAAGTTAATTGATTATGTTAATGGTATTGGCCCGTATTGGATAAAATTGGTGGAACAAATGGTTCCTGCAACAACAATTTGGAATGGGGGTGTTAGGTTAGAAAATTCAATTTTTCATAAACAAAAATTTGTGTATAGAAGACAAAGAGGTTGTGAATTTATTCCGGTTTCTGTTGATCCGTGTTTTATTATCTCAGGGATTTTTGATTATACTTGTAACACAGAACACGCAGAATTTGATATATATCCTTGGAATAATGGTGATATTGATGTTTCAAGTTTTCTTGATATATTAGGTAATAGAGTTAACAATATGTTAAGTCAAAGTGGGTTAACACTAAACCAATGTTATGCTAATTCGGTTTTATCTAATTGGTATGTGGATTTAAAAATAAATGGACAACAAATAATTAAAGAACCTTTCTATATTGGTTATGGTATAACAGACACTCCGAGTGCGATTCAATGGAGATTGGCGTTAATTCAATATTTACCTCAATTAATAAATTATCAATATGCGTATGTTTTAAATGGTAATAGATTGACAATAACTAATTTGTTGTGTTTAGACAATACTACACCAACTTCAGTTTCTTTGGATATAGGGATAAACATTAATATTAATTGTATGCAATAATGAACGCTAATATATCAGTAACAGGGGATTGTCAAAACACAGGCTCAGGTGCCATATCTCTATCAATTAACGGAGGTAGTCCTCCGTACATTGTACAATGGGCTTCACCAAATTTAGGGACAGATTATAATGTGTACTTTGACCCATTAATTAGAACTTCATTAAACTCTAATTTCTATGATGTAACTGTTGTTGATAGTACATCACCTAATCAACAGATTTTAAATATTAGTATACCGGTATCGTCAGGGGTATGTGCTAGCATCCTTGGAGTCCAAGGGACAACATGTTCATTAGATAATGGTTCGGTGACCGGTACATCGTCTTCAAATTTTTCAACAACTGATTTTTATTTATACGACTCTAACGATAATTTTATTACATCACAAACCACAAATATCAATGTAAACGATGTGATTTTCGGAGGTTTAAGTGCCGGAACTTATTACATGAAGGTTGTTGATATAGGTGGGTGTACAGGATATAGTCAAAATTTTATTATTGAAGATTCTAGCCCATTAAATTTTGGAATATATAATGTACCAAATTCTTCTTGTGGAGGAACACCTATAGGTAAACTTTTTGTTACAGGAGTCACTGGGTCTCCCCCGTATAGTTATATTTGGTCTAATGGAGCGACAGGGTCTACCATAACTGGTCTAACTTCAGGAGCCTATTCGGTAACTGTTACGGATTCTTTAGG